ATAATGGCAAGTTTACGGCTGCATATTATTTTAGATACGATGAATTAAGGACTATAATCCAAGCCTTAGAAGAATTATGGAATTATGAACATCAATGGGCTCAAGATGACAGACCAAGTGTTAGAAAATGGGCTCAAGAATCGATGGACATGATCACCGAACTTAGTACAAAGGTTGACTATTACCGAGACTATGCTATAAGATTAAGAGAGGGGGAAGAAGAATGAAGCTAGCGTTAGTCTGTAAAATCTGTGACGAGATTACCTGGATAAAGATTGACAACTATGTTGAATCAACTACTCGTAGATTTCACATCTGTGTTGATTGCGATGAGATTTAACTGTAATACTCAAACAATCCTTGCTTTTTGTTTTTACCGCCACCGCTGTAAAAGTCAAAGATTCTTTTTACTGATGTTAAAAACATTATATTCTTAGTATCTTGAGATATTTCGGGATCAGTATAAGTATCGACAGCGTAAAAATAATTTTGCAATCCTTCTTCTTCATCGATCGCGTATGAAACAACTCCACCAACTACCAAAGGAATTGTTACAGCGGCAAACGCTTTGTTAACTGGATTCAATAACCTTCGATTAACAATGGTCTGCCATGCTTTTTGTGATCCAATAATAACTGCAGCTTGTATTGCCAGGTATCCTAACTCTTTACCAACTGCTCCAGGAGTTGCTTTATCGCCTTTAGATATAATTCTCAGAGTTGTATTACTACCTGCGCCAACTATTGCCAGTTGTGAGGCTGGTGTTAGAAACAAAGAATCACCCTTGTGTTGCTAATTCGTATGATCGCTTTAATCTCATCATGTATGGGAGATCATCTTCTTTTACAATATCAGCTGCTAAGACAAACCTAGATGCTGGAACTTGAATTATAATTGGATCTCCGCTACCAGCACCTGGAACTATAACTCGATAAATCCATAGTTTTTGAACTGCTGTTGGTGAAGCCGAACCAAAAGTACCTGCTGTAGAAGGAACTAACAAAGTTGGATCTGCGAACTGAGTTGATAAACCCAATAACCTGGTATTACACATTAGGATTTGACTCCAATCTTCAGTTGAACCAGGAGAACCAGGGAAGTTTCCTTCTATAGTGTATAATATAAAATCAGCAGGATTCAATCTTTCTTGAGATATAACATCAAAAACTGAGATAGCATTAGTTCCTGATGCCTGGTAAGGCATGCCATCTTGAAGAGACATAGCAGTTGGTACTAAAGTTAAATCGTCTAATTCATAGGCAGACAAATCAAAATAAGATTCATAGTAAAGACAACCGCCACCTGCGACTGCTTGCCATCCATTAGTTGGATCTTGTGTATTAACCCAATTTGTTTGTGGAACATTCTTGTGTAGTAATCGAGATCCAGTTAAGGCCCTAGTAGATTCTTTTTCTTTAGCCATTAGCGCATCGCCTTCCTAGTTGCTGCATGAGCCTTCTTAGACAAAGCACCAAACTTCATTCTTGGGTGTTTTGCTTTGAGTCGCTTGTACTCAATTCCGTATCTTCTACTGTAAGCACTAACTTTACGAGTTTTCTTCGCTTTAGGTTTCGGCGCAGCCATTCCCCGATCAGTAGTAATGTCCCTGACATCACTCCTATGTGCGGCAGCATATCCGGCAGCATATCCTCGTTCCCAATCAGCGTTCATTAGAAACCACCTCAGTTATCTGAGGCTGTGCTCTGAATTGCAATTGCCATCCAATCTTTTGTTCCTAGTTTAACGATTCTGCACTTAATTCTAGCAGTAACATAAACTGCTACGCTACCAATTGCAGCCAAATCAGGGCCAGCAACCAAATACATTGTATCATTTACAACCATGAAAGCCTCGCTTAGTGCTGAAGGGCCAAAGTTGTCTGGGTATAAATCGGAAACATGAGTTACTACATTGTTGGTTTGGTCAATGTTTAGGGATCCACTTGCAATTAATGATTGGTCATCTGCACGAACGAATGCAGTTCCAGGGTTTAGATCGCTTAGTTGAACACCAATTGCACCATCAGATGTTACCATGGATTTACCATCGCTGCCGTAATCATTACCGGCTTGGAAAACAAAGTCTACAGATTCAACTGCGACAGCTTGTCCTGTTGCTACATTGACATAAGCACCTAGATCTATTGATCCTTGTACTCTAGTTCCTGAAGCCGTTGCTGCTGGTAATGTTATAGTCTCGGTTAGGTAAAAACTACCTGTTTTTGCTGTTGCCATGTCCCCTTCCAGTACAACTCGGTGTATAAACTACACCGCCTCGGATTGAATCTTTGCGGCGGAGCCGCCCCGGTGACTGAGGTAGAGTGTCCACCTCCAAGTTACTTATCACCACCACCCCCATGGCATACCAACCATACTACTAACTTTCGTGGGATAGCCCGTTCCTTTTTCTACAATGCGTGCGCATAAATTGATATACAAATGCTCGCTGGCTAGTAACATGCGACCAATAAATGTCACATTAGACAGCGTAACATGGGAATATGCCAAAGAAAAGACCAACTTTTCTGCTTGGGTTAGAGATCAACTAAGGTCTGAACGCAACAAACGAGAGACAGCAGTCAGGAGAATAGATGTTGAATGTGTAATGTCATGCGGTAGGATGCGTTTAGATGGCTGGATGTTTTGTAAAAACTGTTTACCTGAAGGAGTAGGTGAAGAAGAATGAGAGCATACAGCGTTGGAAACAACAAAGAAGATAATGGCAAGTTTACGGCTGCATATTATTTTAGATACGATG